CCGAATCTTTCTAATCCCATGTCGAAAGTAACGATCTCATGGAAGACCCGCCACTGCCCAGAGCTATGACGCTGCCCAAATACCGCCGCAGGAGTCAAACCAAAGTCGAGTCCCACCTGAATCGGTAGGTTTGGGTCAGGCACAATCTCGTCAGAAGACATCAACATGTCATCATATTCGGGCCAGACAGGTTTACCTTCCTGTACATAAGTGTAGCGACCCTCTGCATAGCAGCGAATCCAGTCTAGATTCTTACCCGCTAGCTGCTGAAGGTAGTAACCCGGAGGTAGGTTTTTCAGGTTCTCGCCTTTTTCGTTAAGCTTCCACCATTTTCCTGCCGCAAAAATGTGGTCATTTGCCTCAGGATTGTCTGGCAATGTTTCATGTGGAACCTCGATGATCCCACCCGGTTGGTGAAAGAACTTCCACGCATATTTGCCTGTAATCCGTTCCTTTTCCGCAAGACGGAACCACCAATGGTCGTCATCCATCGGGTTGGTATCCATCCAGATGCCATGCCAGCTAGCCCCACCATCCCGTTTACTTGGATAACGGCCAACACGGTGGGTAAGTCCGTCAATCACAGCCTTGGGCAGCTCTCTGGCTTCGTTCACCCAAGCACCTGTCAACTCTAGGGATAGCAGCTTTCTGACATCCTTAGGTTGGTCAAGGGCCATAAAGATGACTTCACAGTCCACCCCAGCCGCATCTCCTCTCGGTGGCAGCTTAATGTGGTGGGTAATCGGAGGAGTCCAGCGAAGTGGCCCAAAAATATGTTCAGGAAAAATATCTGTCCAAGTCTTGATCGTTGTGGTCTTCAACTCAGGGTATGAGTTACGGACGATCACAAATCGGGAGTAACGAATACCATCAACCGGACTGGGTTTCTGCTGTAACGCAACTCGCATCACCCGCAAACAGGACACATATGACTTACCGGAACCTACTGGCCCCATAATTCCCGTTACAAACGAATCGTCTTGCAGGAATTTGTAGGCAACCGGGGAGGATGTCAGGTCAACATTGACCCCAGGAAAGCCATCACTCATCGACTACCTCGGCTTCAGCCTCCAGATCAGGAGCTTTCACATTAAATCCAATAACGCTTGGCTTATCCATATTCTGTTCTGGCTCTAGCAAACCCGCCGCCTTTGCCAAAATACGCAAGGCAGCCGTTTTGTCATGCAGCTCTACGCTAGTAGACACCCGACCATCCTTATCCGTAGTCGTTGTGACCTTCTTAATCGCTCGGTGGGCATACTCAGGAATGTCCTTACTGGCCTTCAACTTCACATTGCCATAAGAATCCCACTCCATAATATCCTTCACACTGGTAGTCGCCATACAAAGCATCTCAGTCGCAATCGCCTCCCGATGCTTCGCAATCGTAGACGACCGTTCCAACTGCTTCGGCCTTACCCCACCAAAACCCTTCAAAGACGGAATCTGTTTTTTGTTAGCCATACTTAACACTTTATCCCCTTGACGAAGGGTTTGGCAAGGACTACAGTTAGATCAAACGCAATTCTGCAAGGCGACCGTAGTCCTCACGGATAAGATACTCCAGTCGCCCTACCAGTCAGGGATAAACGCTAGACAGGCGATAATTCTTGCAGAAACCAGTGTTAGGCCAACACCACGAACTGAGTCCGATCCAGATGTAGTGGTCAAGGTAGTCGGGAAACCCCTAACTAACACTCGGTCATAAGCCTTCTAACAAGGGGGCGGAGTAAGCCTATTGCCTTTAGTCCTCACAAAGTGAGTGAACTGTACGCACCGCTCTACACCAATTCCCTAAATCTGAAAAACTGGGAAAATTTTGTGTGAGGGGGATACGCATATAGGCACACCCCCACCCCCCCAAAGGGTCGATCTGTTTAACGCAGTAGCCCACCCATGCTTGGTGGCGGGGATGTCCTGGGCTTTAAGTAAGCCCGTAGGGCTATTTCAAAGCTGTTGACATCATACTGGGTGGCTAGCCTGCGGAGTATCAGATCCTCACGGGGTGGCGTGATGTTCCATCTCTCTTGCATAGCAGTCCGCCAACACACATACAAGCTAGTTTCATCAGCTAATTGGCTCGCCTTAGGTTCTTTCGGTTTACTTATGCTTGAATCTTCTTGCATAAGGTTTTCTTGATTCCCTGGTGGTTCCCATGAGTCTGCGTCTGGTTCCTGGTCTGGATCGTATATGACCAGCCTAGGCTTCGCCTTCATTCCTACTGTGTAGCTATTGCGTACTGTTTTGAGATAGCCGCGTTTGGTGAGCTGCGTGATGTGCTGCGAGACTGTCGACAGCGTGTAGCCGGTATCGTCTGCAATCCTTTGCACCCCTGGCCATGCTTCGCCTGATTTGTTGGCATAGCTACAGATCGCCATCAATACGCGCATCCTCCCATAGCTCATGGTTGGGTCTTTGAGTGCGCGATAGGGGATTACGCAGAATACTCTGCGGTCTTTTGGCGGTTCGGGTGTTAGTGTTGCAGGGTTGAGCAATTCCATGATTGGAATATAGCAGACAAAAGAAAAGCCCCTTTCGGGGCTTGTGTGGTGGTTAGAGGTTCAAGATTCTGACCGCTAAGTCGGTCACAAATAAAAGAAAGTCCATGTGATGATTCCTGAGAGTGTCCAAACGATTAGCGCATCCCGCATTTTTCCTCCAGCCAGTCGGTCAAGAACACTGCAAGAGCGAATAACAAGAAGGTAATTGCACCTAGTCCGATAAAGAAGATCGCCGTAATCATGCTGCCTCCTTAGATGAGTCGGTCAAGCCAGTACAGAACCATGCGGGCGTTCTTGCTGGCGAGTGCCTTACGCACCTCAGTGAAGTGCAGTGCTAGGTCGGGGTCAATGCCGCGAGAGTTGCAGGCATGCAGGAATTCATTTTTGGTCATATCTCTCTCCAGTTGATTCAGGTTTGATTGATTGCAATGCGATTTTTGCGGCTCCCGTGGGCGGGAAAACCAATAATCACGGAACGATCTGGAATTGCACAAAGCTTGCATGATTCGCAAGTAACGCCTTCTTTTGTTTCTGCCGGGCAGATTACAATTTGTCTTCCCTTGGGGGTTTTAAAATTCTGTTTTTGTGATTCCGGAACGATGCACACGACAGGCCCGAGCTTGTGGGAAGCGTAAACATCGGCGAGAGCTGGATTGTCGGCGGAAATATTGATTGTAAAGCCGCACTGATTGGCCATTTTTACAAGCTCGGCATTGTCAGAAATTGCCAGGTTGTGGTGCGTATAAGTAAAACCACGCTTTCCCTGGTTACTATTGATCAATTGCACAAGCTTTGTTCTGTCGATTCGCTGATTTTTGTGCGGCAAGTCTCCAACAACATTGTGCCGCCATAATTGGCCATCCGGTAACGCTGCAACGCTGCGGCATAAGCTTTCCCAGTCTCCGCCTCGCTCCCTTGCGTCTATCTTGTCCCAATTTAAGCGCGTGTAGTAGCCGGAATCGCCGTAGCACCCGCCATCACCGGCTAGCGCACAAGAGCTAGGACAGGATGATCTTTCTGTGCTAGTGCATGGGATAGCGCCAATCTTGCTGTTACTAGATTTTTTGACGAATTGTACTTGCATTGTCTTTTTCCTTTTTCAGTGAGTTTTTGTATTAAATCAAAGGCTTATTTCGCAAAATTTTGAGAATTGGCCATTGTATTCGTTTGCGTATTCAGTCAAATAACCGACAAGATCCTGTAGCGTCTCTGGGCCATTGCTTCTATTTATATCCCCTTGAACAGTGTCTGCGGCCCATTCGATAGCATCATGCAGCCACCAAAATTCGCCGTTGTATGGCGTATAAAATTTGTGCGCCCATTCCGCACCAATGTTCCAGTGTTCTTCACAGGACTGGTCAAAAACGATCTTTCCTAGGTCTTTGTATTTCATGCTCTTTCCTCGTTTGTCAAAATTGATGGGCCGAGATTGCGATTTTGTATAGGCCTGCGACTGTGTCAAGGCCTTTTGACAATTATTTTGAACAGAAAGATTTGATACCAGGCATTAGCCTAGTTTATGAAAAGGCCTTTAGAATCAAAGGCTTAGACGATTTCCAGGGTTAGATCCAAACCCAACCCAAACCTACTGCGTATCAGGTAGGCAAAGTTCACGCCAAACCAAAGCGAATGCTTCTGGCGACATTTCACAGGTGTATTCCAAACCCATCCCCGTACCAAAGTCGTGGTGAATATCCTTAAGGGCAACAACTACCCGCCACTTCTGATTGTCCAAGCGATACCACAGGACAGGCTTTAGCCCTGCTTCTCCTGCTTGTTCGATGGTCTGCTGCCACCATTGCTGGAGGAGTGGCTTCTTGGCCCTCTTCACCTCGATTGCCCAACCATCCAAACCCTCTAGGTCAAATCCTCCTGACCTCCACTGCTTCAGGTTGCGCTCTAGTTTGATACCCGTCAGGTCAAACCAAATCTTGGCGGCTTCTCTCTCGCCCTGTGAGCCCTTGTTTCTGCTGTTTATTGGCATACCCGCTACCCTAGTACCTATTTGAAGAGATCGCCCGTTCTACGGCCCTGTACGGGCGTTCTAGGGGCATTTACAGGTGGCTTCCACTGCCTATCCCTGTACTTCTGGTCTTGAATGACCTTCCAATCCGCCATGATTAAGAGTTTCTTAACCCAATCCCTGATTTCTTCAGGTACTCGCTCAAGTGCTTCTGCCCTTTTGGTAGGGCAGCGCACTCTCGCTAGATGTCCTGCATACCATCTTGGTGGATGTGGCCCCCATGCGTACTTCACCAGGTCTTCCGAGGTGCTTCGTAGGGGTCAGCCATGTATTGCAGGGAGTTCTTGTCAAACCAGAGGCCAAAATGACCTTCCCATTCACCATGACGCTGCTTGTCCACCTTGACGATGGTGTCAGGCTGGTCTCGATCAATCTCGGCAGCTTCCTCCTTGGCCTTGTTGCGCCAACAGGTGACAACATTGTCCGCTTGGTCAGCAATGGAGGCAGAACCACGGATGTCCATCTTTCCGGGTTGCACATATTCGTTCTGTTGCTTTCGGCTGTGGACAACGAGGTGGATGTGAATCTCCAAATCACGGGCTAGAGAGGTCAGTTCGTCAAGGAACCACTTTTGCCGGGAGTTGTCATCTTCAGCAATACCGCATTTCATCAGGCTGTCGATCACAAACTGCTGGATACCCAGCTCTGCTACGGCATAGCGGATAACCCCAATCATCTTGTTCGGGTCAACTGTGCCCTGCTGGTCATACAGCCAAATCTTGTCGTCAGTGGCTTGGGAGAAATAATGCACCCAATCCCGCTCAGGAATGCCGCCAAACGCCTGTCGTGCAGCACGAGCTAAGGTAGCAACAGGTTTCATTTCCATTGAGGCGATGCAGCATTTGCTGTCCTGTTGGGCCAAACCCAAGACAACTTGGTTGAGGATCATGGATTTACCATGTCCATTCATGCCAGCCCATAGGGTTGTTTCACCAGGACGGATGCGGATGTCTGTCCAAGTCTTCTCCCAAGGTAGCTTTAGGCCATTCAATCCTGGCCCTTTCTCGATGTACTCCGCTACTTGGTCTGCATAGCTGGATGCAGGTCTAAGGCGTACTTTGTGGTCGGTGTCTTTCAGGTATTTGTCGAAATCAATGACATCAGGAATGAGGTTCATATCGGTAAGTTGTTCCCTTGGTGAATATGGAAGCCAATGTCTTCACCCCAGTTCGGTGAAACCACAGTCAACCAGTCCGTGTAGTTTTGTAAGTTATCCACAACCTTGGCGGCATCCGATGTCCAGTCTTCAATGAACAGGACAACACTCAGCCCAGAAAACGCCCTTAAATCCCATTGGTCGGCAGAAAGCGCAACCTTGAGCGGTAGGTCTTCAGACCAGGAATCAAAGTCAACCTTGGCTGAGGCCGTGAGGGTAACCCAAACATTACCCGAAGGCCGAAGCCCAAGGCTTCTTAGTTTGGCAAGGTGAGATAGGCTCATTTGTACCCCTTCAGCTTGGTCAGGTCTAAACCGTTAGGTTTGGCAATAGGATTGATCTC